CAACAACATCTAGTATAACTGCTATTGGTTGTATTAATGCAATTGGAGTAAAAGATTATTTAATTGGCAATTCCTCAAGTATTAGTAGTTGGTCACAGCCTGATTTTTATAATAAATTATATAACAGTATTAAAACACATGGAGAAAGAATTGTTAATGTAGTTAATACTAAAAAAAATGATGGAGTTTATACGGCTAATCATATATATATTGATAATGTTTATAATAATTGGGTTATTAATTCAAATGATATTCCATCAGGAAATAACTTTATTTTAGAATATGATTTACTAACACAATCCCCCTATATTTATAAGAATTCTGGATTAAGTTGTTCTAATCATATAATTCAACTTAATTCTTCAATATTACCTGTTTTTAACAATAGTGGAAATGTTGGTTTTAGATCAGGATATAAAATAGAAATAGAATCCCATGATATATCAAATGAATTTACTATAAGTAATTTAACAATTGCTACATTTAGTAATTTTGGTATTAGAGATTTATTATTTTATAATAAAGGAGTACAATATTCATATAATGGAGTAATTTATGAATGTATTACATCTTATACACAATCAGCTACATCAAGTATTTATCCAGATAATTCTACTTATTGGAGTAATAAAATTTCTTATATTAAGATAAGTGAGAAATTATTAAGTCAAAGTAATATATATACAGGTAGTATTCGTTTATTAAATAATAAATTTATCTATTCAACAAGTGGAAATTCTGCAAGTAATATTACATTAAACTCTTTTTATGAAACATATAAAAGTTATTTATTAACAGATTATATTATCCCTTCAATAATAACTAATGATGATTTATCAAGTACTTTAACTTTAACAAGTAAATTTCCTGATAATTATTGTGATATTAAAGCTTATTTTGGTTCAATAACAGCAAGTAATATAATTAGTAATAATATACCAAAGAATGAATTTGTTTTTAGTGTTCAGGAAACATTAATAAATGAAGAAAATACTAATATATCTAAGTTAACTAATAAAAGCATTAGGTTTGAAAATTTAGATAAATATGGATTCTCATTTAATATTAATTCTCAAAAATACCATACAGCTGCTGAGTTAACTTATAAAAATGGTTTATTAGATACACCGAACACCATTCAAAATACTATATTAAAATTTAGTTCAGATTATTCAAATGACTTATATAACTTAGGTATTTTATTATCATATACTCATTCTATATTTGGATCAGCATCTTATATAGATAATTTAGTTTTTAATACAATATTTCCAAATACTCCTTTAGTTTTATCAGTATCTACAGATAAAAATAACTACCAAATAATAGATGATTTCTATGTTGAATTTTATAATATTTATAATCATTTAAATATAACTATAAATAATACTACTTATGGAACCCAATCATCTACGTCAAGTACTACATATGTCGCTCCTACTATACAAAAATGGGTAAACGCATTTGCTAGTACCTTATATAATTATGGAATAATTGTTAACTATGGTACAGGTATATATTCAAATAATTTATATTTTAGTAAAACACATGTAACTACAAATATAGTTATAAAAATAGATTGTGGTAAATCTTCTTTACCAGGTGAATATTTTTATCATAAAATTCCAATAGATGTTGAAAATACTGGTTCTATAATTACATCAAACGCAGTTGGTTTAGTAAATCAAAATGATGATTTTAATCAAGCTAATTTATCCTCTGGGATGGTTGTCGGTGTTAATGGTAGTAATCAAGTATTAGATAATATGGAGTATAATATATTACAAGTTACTAGCACTAATATAGTACTTAGTTATATAGGTCCATTTAGTGGGGGTGATTATTCTACACCCCCACTAAACACTTCTCCATATGAATTAATTTCATTTAATACTGATTCATTTGTTGGACTAACATCAGGTAGTTATATAACACAATCTTTTACATCATCTACAACAACAGGATATCAAAGTGGATTTCCAAATCAATATGGAATTTTAGATCCTTTATATAATCCAATTCAAGGAATATGGTGTAAGACTAGAAAATTTTTAAGATATCCAAGAGATAGATATATAGGACAACCAAGTACTCAATATATTTGGAGTTGGGAAAGTGATAATAATCCTGATATTTTTATGTATGATTTTTCGGGAGAACAATTGGGTAATAATGGCAAATTAAGTTATCAAGGTCCTAAGCCTTTAACAAATATACATTTAAATAAATCACCAAATTTAGATATAACTAAAATATATGATTCATCAGCTCAACAAACAATATTTGGTTCAATTTCATATACTTTAGAATACCATGATGCAGAAGATTTGTCTAATATACCAGTTGCTTTACCTGTATTTTTAGGTTATAATTCTCAAAATGAAGGATATTCTAAATCTAAATTACAATTAATTTATAAAGAAAATGTAAATTTTACTTTAAAAACTAATTTGAATAACATAATTACCTTTCAAAACATATTAGATAATTATGGGAATAATACGGGTAAAATTTCAATTAATTATAACTCTACTTTAAGCTTTTTATTTGATAATAATGGAGGCTCTACATGTCTTAAAGTAGGACAAGATATTAATATTTTTGTAAATGATACTACAAATACAAATTCTAGATATATTTCTAATAATAACGGTCTTTCATTAAATATACTTGAAATATACGATAAAGAAATTTTAGTTAGTTATAATGACGGTATTATATTTACAAATGAAACTACTATGATTAATAATTTTCCAAGATTAGGAAGTGTAACTTATTTATATTTACAAATAAAAACTATAGATAAAGTTATTGGTAGATTTGATATTTATGGACAAACTGAAATAGAAGATATTCGTTATAAAACAATATTAGATAATTTAGGAAATAATATTAATGCAGATGATGTGTTTATATTCAATGAATATAATATAAAAGAACAAGGGTATGATTGGGTTTATTTAAATAAGAAAAGAAAGGAAATGTTCATGTATAAAAATGAAATATTTCCTTATGTAGGTTCCTATAAAGCAATTATAAATGCTATAAGATATTTTGGATATAATGATTTACAACTTTATGAATATTATAGAAATGTAGATATTAATTCTTATGAATATGGACAATTAAAGAAAATTGAAATACCAGATATATTTGATAGTAGTGTTATAGGTTGGAATGAATCAGATTATTTGATTAATACATATCCTAATTCAAGTTATGATATTACTAATGAATTTAATTTAACTTATTTAATTACAGATAAAAAAGGTAATAATATATTAAAATATTCTTTAGAGGAAGTAATTGTAAAATTACAAGGATTAAAAAGATGGTTAGATATTAACGTTATACCTGTTACTCATAAAATTTTAGATATAACTGGTAGAGCAGATTTTTTAGATCCTACTTATATAAAACATAAATCATATAAAACAACTATATTAAATACAGCACAGACAATGTCACCAATTGATTTTAAAATCAATGAAGCATATTTAATGCCTATTAATTCTGGTAGTTCTGTATATAATGTACATTTTGATTTTTATACTTATTCAACTATACCTGATTATTTTACTTTAAAAGTAAAAACTTATCAGACTTTTCCTGAATGGTATCCGTTTAATACTTACAATTTAGGTGATATGATTTCTTATTATGAGTTAAATTATATTTCTAATAAGAATGATAATATTTTAAATGATCCAAGAAAATATGTAAATACTGCAACATGGAGTATTACTTATGACTATACCGTGACAGAGTTAGCTAAATATAAAGGTAGAATTTATGAATTTATAGGAACACAATCTTCTTTAAATTATTCATATTCAACCCCATTAAATAATATTATTAATCCTTCCCCAATATGGCTAGATATAACTAAATGGGAAGTTGTTGATTTGCAACCTGTTCAAAGTTTGAGTGAGTTTAGATTAGGAACTCAATTATATCCTTTTAGTATAACAGTTGATTCTAATATAGACCCTTATATAGTATGTGAGTTAACTTCTGATAATAATTATGGATTAATTTATACAAGTAAGAAAAATTATGAAATACGTTCTATATTAGGATTACCTACAAAAAAATCAAATATTACATATATAGCTTCGGAACCTCAACCATCTTTTCCATATGTATATGTACAACCTGTTTTACCAACTGCTCCTACAGGGAGTAATTTATTAAATATATCTATATTACCTGAAAGAAGTGGTAGTTTTGCCTTTACAAAAATAGAAGGTATTCCTGGAATACCTTCTTACACAATAAATCCTTCAATAAGTTATGGTAATTCAGGAACAATAAGTTTACCTACTGGTATTTATACTGTAAAATTATTTTTAGACAATTGTGATGCTTTTTATATTATGAGTGTTACAGGAAATAATGGACCAACAAATGTATCTAATAAAAATTTAGGAAATTATGTATTTACTGTGAATGCAACAGGATCTAGTAATATTAAAGTAGAGTTAACAAATGATACTAAGAAAAAAAATCAATATTTAACATTTGATTCATTAAATCCAATTACTTATGTAACTAATAATGTTATGCCTTTAACACTAGGACTTTCTGCTTCATCCAGCGCAATTCCTAATTTAACTGTATCATTTACTAGTTCTAGTATATCTATAGCAAATATAGATGTCACAAATCTTTCTCGATTAAATATTTATTCAGCAGGAACTGTTATTATAACTGCTACTCAAGATGGTGACACTAGTTATTATCCAGCATATTCAATAACTCAAAGTTTAACAATATATAAAGGAATGCAAGGTATAACTGGTAGTAATAATTTAAATAAATATATTTATGATAATACCCCTATATCATTGACAAATTCAAGTATAGATTTAAATACCAATTTATTTATACCAAATTTACCTATAACTTATACATCAGGTAGCACATCAATAGCAACTATAAATAATAATACATTAACTATAATTGGAGCTGGTATTACAAATATAACTGCTAATCAATTAGGAGATTCAAGATATGAAGCAGCAACATCATATAATATAGGACTTAATATTATTGATAATATTCCTGTTATTAATAATATTATAGGGACAGGTTCTAATATATTAGTTAATTTAAATTATAATTCAACTAATTTTAATTACATAACTTTTTACTATGGAACAAGTAGTAATAATTTAAATAGTTCGGCATCATTTAGTACTATAAATACAACATATAGTTTAAGTATATCATCAACACAAAGTTGGTATGTTAAATCTAATTTGACATTTTTAAATGGTAATACAGGGGGTTATTCAAATATAAGTAGCTACATATATAATCCTATTTTTTATATTTATGCAGGTAATACGGCAAGTATTACTAATAATTCGTATACAAATACATCTGCTTTAATAACAGGTGGTGTTCCTCCTTATTCAATAATTTGGACGATTACAGATATTTATTTCCCTCCAAGTAATCCAATTATTGTTGGCACTAACTCACTAGTACCTACATTTAATGGACTAATATCAAATGGTAATTATTATTTTACATTTTATGTGACGGATAGTATTGGTAATTATTCTGAAAAAGATTTATTAGTTATTAAAAGAAATTCGAGTAATTCACTATTTGTTTATATAACAAATACAAATTTAGGTGGACATTATAATTTAACTGCAAATGTTTTTAATGGTAGTGGTAATTATTCTTATAAATGGACTTCAAATTATGGTGCTAAGATAATCCCAGATGATAAAAAGACTGCTTTTTGGTACCCTGGTAGTCCAGTCCATATCCCGTATGTTACTTTAACAGTAACAGATACTACTACTGGTAAAGTAGGTAGTGATACATTTACTATTTACCCATAATTAAAAAAAATCCCCTCACTAAGAGGGGATTTTTTTTAATTATTCAGAAACTTCAGCTTCTTTTTTTACTTTTTTAGCCTTAGCTTTTTCTTTAAGAGCTTCAACTGATTCAGCAATTACTCCTTCATCAAAGGTTACCACCCAATCTTGGATTTCTTTAGATAAAGATTTTGCTTTATTATCATAGTAAGATATAATCTTACTTAGATCACCAATCTTTCTTAAAATTTCAGTGAATAAGAATGTAGATGCTCCTAATCCTTTAACTTTATGCTTAGAAATTAAGTGATAAATGTAAGTGATTTCAGTTGCATCAGCAGAGTAACCCTTAATATCTTTATCATTTGTTTGTTTAGCACCTGATTCTTTCCACTGACCTAACATATTATATAATTCAATAGCTACGAATACTGTGTTAACATCATATTCTAACTTTTCTTCTAAAAGATCTTTTAAGAAATGATATTGCTTTCTATTTAAATAGAAAGTATAATTTGTTTCTTTTAACAAAGAGGCTAAAGAACCCCATAATTCTTTTGCACTTGTATATAAATCATCTTTTTCTGTTTCAGATTTACCTTTACCATCGTTTGATGTAATGAATGCTTCAATACCTTCAATTGTAGTGTCTAAGTTTACTTCATTTTCTGATGAAATTAATCTGTATTCTGTTTCGTTAAATGACATAGTTAATTTTGGTTTAATTACACTATTTTCTAACATTGGTTTTTTTACTTCTTGTTCCATATTTATTTTTGTTTTTTAATTTTTTATTTTGTTAAAATATCAAATTCATCTATATCCATATCATCTTTTTGATCAGATGCTAATGTTTCTAAACTATTTGCTTTACTTACTTTTTCTATACCATATTTTATAACTAATGATGAAAAAGTTGTAAGATCTGGTTTTACTAATTTAATTTTCCCACTATCAATATTTACAGAAATCTTATCTAATTCTTGCTCAAATAAAATTGTTATTGATTCATCATCCATTAGACCCATCACTTCTTCATTAATAGTAACTAAAATAGATTTTTCTAAAAGAACAGCATACTGCTCAGGAATTTTATTTATTTTTACTAAAGTTTTTTGACCTTCATTTCCTTGAAATGCAAAATCTAATTCAATTGAAAATGCTTTTTTTCTGAAAACATCGTTAAATAGTGATACTGTATGATCACTTAATTCGTAAAATTTACTCATATTTTTAATTTTTTGTTGTTTATATTTTAAATAAAATAATGAAAAAGTTTATATAAAATAAAACAACCTACTAAAAATAATCCGAAATTTATTAAATTTCTATAAACTTTATCTGTCTCAAATAAACTAAATCCTATAATTACTAAGTAACTATACTTATCAACTTTTGATATAGAATATATTTTATATAACTCTTTAAGTCCCATAAAATCTAAAGCTTGTCCAATTCTAATACAAAAATCTCTGATATAATTTTCAGCAATAGCATTTATATCTGATGATCTTATATTATAAGGCTCATCAAAATTTTCAACGGGTACATTTATAACAGTATATAATCTGTTAGATAAATCTTTTCTGAGATTGAAAGATGAGTTTAGAGTTAATAAATTTTTATTTATAGTAGATTTATAAAGAAAAAATAGTTTAAGTCGGTTAAATAAATTTGGTTTCATATACTATATATATGAAAATTTATTTTTTGTTTAAAAAGTTTATTATTTAAGTTTTCCCCCTATTCTTGGCTTTTTATTACTTTCTCTAGCTTCATTTAAAATTTGTGATAAATTATTATTTGATGCTCCAGTATTTGACACTATTTGAGCTAAACTACCATTCATAGAACTTAGCATATTATAAAGGTCATCGTTATTTTTACCTTTAGATCCTCCAGAAGAAACAGTTGCACTTTCTTTACCTTCTCCTTTTCCAAATATACCATCAAATGCATTACTAATTATACTACTTTTATCTTCTAAAGTATCCATCATTTGTCCAAATTGTTCTGAATCAATTAATGACATAAGAACTATATTCCCACTTAAAGATTTAAGAGCATTTAATTTATCTAAATCTAAATCTCTCATAGAACTTGTTAATTTAGATACACTTTCTGCTAATTCATAATAAGCACTTGCCATAGAAGACATTCCAAATACTACACTTATCATTCCTAATGAAGAAATACCCATACCTTTAGTTGCTAAATACTCTGATAAATCAATATATTTTTTAATTGAATTAGATATAGTATCCATAAAATCTCCTTCTGGTAAATTAGTTATTTTTATTTGAGAAAATATATCAGTAGCATCTCTTATACCACAAGCAACTGCTGTTATACCATTTGATATTTCATCAGTTCCACCAGAGAACCAACCACTATTATCATGTAAATAACCGAATACTGGAGCAAAAGCACCTAATGCTTTTGATATAGCATCTGCCCATTCAGGAGTTGGACCTCCTGTCCAATCACCATCTTTAAGAACATCACGAGCTACTGCCAACCCTAAAGCAACACCTGTTATAGAATTAACTATGTCTTCTGGTTTAAGACCTCCTGTAAATATACTAAATATACCACCTTTATCTAATTGATTTATTAAAGGCATGAATGCTGATAAACCTGTCGACACTGCTTGTGCCCACTCAGGGGTTGGACCTCCTGTCCAAGTTCCTTCTTGTAAAACATCTCTTGCTATTACTAACCCAGTTGCTACACCAGTTATAGTATTAATAATATCTTCTGATTTTAGACCTCCTGTAAATAAACTAAATAATCCACCTGTATTTAATTTATCTATAAGTGGGTAAAATGCTCCTATAGCCATGGAAACTCCTAAAGCCCACTCAAATGTTGGACCACCATTCCATGTACCATTTGCAAATATTTTTGAAGTTTCTACTATTGTACTTGCTATAGATAATATAGCATCTTGCCCCATACTTAGAGCTAATTTTCCTAAACCAACAGTAGCAAGAATTGCACCCCCTATTACTAAAGCTCCTAAACCAAAAGCTAATAAACTTAAACCAACACCTTCTGCCCAATCTAATGTAGGGTATTTACCATAATTACCTGTACTTAATATTGCTGCACTACCTACTATTAATGCTGCAATGCCTAATACAGCGGGGGCACCTAATAGTAATGCACCGGCTGCTAATCCTCCTGAAAATTCAATTGCTGCTCCTAATGCAAGAGTTGCTAACCCAAATACTAAAAGACTCATACCAACGCCTTCCGCCCATTCAAAAGTTGGAGCATTACCATAACTACCTAAACCTAATATCTGAGAAGATGCAGCAATAACTACAGCTATACCTAATACAGCTATACCCCCTTCTACAAGTGCTTCTACTCCAATACCTAATTTTGTCATAACTAATGCCATACCAACAACTGCTAATCCAAATACTAAAATACTTAATCCAGCTTGTAAAGCCCACATAAAATCAGGAGGATTTGTATAAGTTCCTAATGCTAATATCCATGAGGATGCGGTTATAGTAGCTGCAATTAAAACTATTGATTCTCCACCTTCTAAAATATCTTTTGGTTTTAGTCCTAATTTTTTTAATACAAAAATAGATAACCCAATTATAGTAGAAGCAATTGCCATTGTTAAAGCAATTTCAATTACAGATAATAATGTACCAAATTTTATTGGCATAGTTAATTGTAATATATAAGATGAAGCAACAATAGCTATAGATAATGTAACTAAAACAAGAGGTAACTCAATAATTTCACCTACTGTAACATCTTTTAATCCAGATAATAATTTACCAATACCGAAAGAAACTACAGCAAAAGTAGCCGCTATTAATATAGCAGTTAAACCTTGAGCAATAGTAATTGGAGTAATTGCTTGCATAATAATAGATGCCACAGTTATAGCAAGAGCTAATGTTATTAACACTATTGGTAATTCTATTATTTGTTCACTAGTAATATCTTTTAATCCTGAAACTAGTTTACTAATACCAAAAGAAACTACAGCAAAAGTAGCTGCTATAAATATAGCAGTTAAACCTTGTGTAAAAGTAATTGGTATAATACCTTGCATAATCATTGATGCACCTGTTATAGCCAATGATAAAGTTATCAATATAACAGGTAGTTTTATAAGTTGAATTGGATTAATACTTTTGAAACCATCTACAATTCGTCTTATACCAAAAGATATAGCAACAAATGTTGTAGCTATAAAAATAGCTGTAAACCCTTGTGCAAATGAAATAGGACGAATATATTGCATAATGAATGATGCTATCGTAAGAACACCAGCAATTGCTATTAATGCTAAAGAAGTACTTAATATATCTCTATAATTTAATTTTAATTTAGAAACTCTTTCAAAAGCATATGCTATTAACGGTATTGCTAAAGAAAGAGCTAATACACTACCTACATCAATTTTACCTATTAGTTTAAATGCCAGACCAATTGCTAATACAGCAACTGCTATCCCAACTATCATTAAAGCACCATCTTTAATACGTTTATTCTTATTAGGATCTCCTGCATCTTCAACTGCGCCTGTTTTACTTTCAACTCCTTTTTGTGGTTTTCTTGCTAAGTCTAATAAAGTTTTTTGATTGGCTAAAATCTTTTTATTATCACTTTTTAATGATTTGACACCATCACTAATATCTTTTATCTGCGTAGCAATATCCTTAATTTCTTTATTTTTTAAAGCATCTCCAGTAGCCGACCCAGATTCTTTGCTTTTTTTATTTTTATCTAATGTATTAGCAAGTAAATCTAAGGCTTTACTCAAATTATTAAAAGCATCTAATAGTTTTTTATCCATTTTTTAGGTTAGTTATTAATCTTATATATAAAATAATAATATATACATATATGAAGAGGTTAAAATATTTTTTTAAGAGAGACACTGATAAAGTGTATGCATTAAATCAAATTTTGGATAAAATATCTAAAAATGAAATTATATCTACATGTGAAAAGAAATTTTTAGATAACTATAATTTAGATTATATAAAAGATTATTTATATTTATCAAAATACGATTTTATTTCACAAGTTAAATATTTGTTAGATAAAAAAGATATGATATGTAATCTTCAAGCATACAATGACAAAGTTTTAGAAGTTATAAATAAAAAAGATAGAGATTTTCTTTTATTAGAAAATCAAAAACGTTGTGAAGTAAAAGATAATTATCTTTATCACATAAATTATGTATGCAAAAATGATCACTTTTTATTAACCGAAAGTGATGAATTTTATGAAAAAATAGAAACTGATGATAATTAAAAAATTTAACAAGTTTGTAGAATCCATTAGTGGAGCAGAAATACCTGTTGGTGCAGGAAGTATAGGACCGGCATATGGTAATCAAGTATTAGATATAGGAATAGATGCTAAAGATACAGGAGTTTTATTTTCCGAAACTACAGGAAAATATTATACATTATATGAATATCAAGAGTTATATAATGCTTATTTAAAAGATGGTGGTAAAGAAGATTTTAAAGATTTTACTAAAGATAATTTAGAAATGTTATTACATAAAGCAAAAAAGTAGGCATTGCCTACTTTTTTTTAATTAAATTGAGTGAAGTCCTTGACCATCATTTGATGATTCTATACTAATTACTTTTATTTGATTTAATGAATCTCCTTTTTTTACATAGATTTGATTAAGTCCTTTCGCACTACCTCTTTTAAATATCTCAGTAAAATAAGCAAAAGCATTATCACTTTTTTCATCATTAAAATTATACCAATTAGAAAACATATCTAATAAAGCAGATTGGTAGCAATCCATTTTATCTTCGTTGTTGTAATATCTAAATTTTTTAATTGTTTTTTTAGCTAACATTTCTAACATTTTTTTAGCGGGATTAGTTAATTTTCCTTGAGCTTTTGAAATAACAATTTCAATGAAAAGTTCTTTGTTTTGTAAATACATTTGTAGATATTATTTTTATACTATAGACTTTTTTGATAAAAAGTTTAACAAAAAAAGACCTATGTATAAAAATACATAGGTCTTTGCCGTTATTTTATTTGATTAGATTTTAATTCTTTCGTTATATTGTAATTCTTTTACAGCTTGTAATTCTGTAGATAATGTGTTTTCTCTTTTTTCTAAATTAACTAATGCAGTTGATAAAGTTTCTGATTCACCGATATATTGTAAAGATGTTTTAATTTTACTAATATTGAATTTAATATCTTCTAATTTAAGAACTATTTCTCTTTCTTTATCTTCTAATTTTCTTTTGCTAATTAATTCTTTATCTAATTTATTTTCAAAGAAATATGTTAAATCGTAATTTAAGTCATTTTTAATTTCATTTACTATTTCTAAAACTGAATCATATTTGAATAATGAATGCCCAAATCTTTCATCGCAACGATAAATATAAGATGCGTCTTTATAATTGAATACATAAGCTTCTAAATAAGGATTAACTATATTTGATACTTTTTTAACTATATCTAATTCCACGAATTTGTCTAAATTATTTGCAGTTTCAACAATTAATGGATAGAAATTTTTATTTATTAATGGCACGATTGGAGAATTGAATAAACTTTCTAATGTTGTTTCTTTATTTAATAAATCTTCATTGATATAAATTTGCCCTTTCTTTGATACTGATAAGCCGATTGTTAAATTTTCTGAAATTCTAAAATTAACTCTTTCAGCCGTGATATTTGAATACTGCATTGCAGTTGATAAAGTTCTTAATAAAAGGATTTTACTTTCATCTTTAACATGAGTTTCTACTAAAGTTTTTTCGATGTTATCATCACTTAAGAAAAACCATGAATCTCTAATTAAACAGATATATCCATTTTCTACTTGTTCTACTAATGTATAAATAGGTTCTCCCTTACCCCCTGATAATAAGTTAGCTCTTTGTTCAGGAGATTTTGTTAAGTTATGTACGAATAATTTAATCTCAGGAACCCAATCATAAATTGCTAATTCGTTTAATACTTTTGACATTCTGTCAGAATCAGAATCTAAATTGATAGTTTGTAAGATAACATTAATAGGTTGTCTATAAAGTTCACCTTGATTTTTAGTATTTAATACACTATATAAATGTTTTAATTCATATACTAATTGATATTCTTTCATATCATTATTTAATGCTTCTAAAAAAGATTTTACTCCTTTATCATAAGTATATGTTTTTAATCTTTCATTAAGCGAAAGAACAGTTTGTTTTTCTGATATATCATTAAGAGAACCTAGATAAGCTTCTAATATGTTAGATACTTCTTCTTGCTCAATAGATAAACTTTTACGAAAGTTAAAAATTTCCAATTTAATATTTTTCATGAATATTTATTATTTTTGTTATTAGTATATATTTTATATAAAAAGTCATTTATTTCTATTTTAGAAAAACAATTACTCATTATTTCTTTTTTGTACTCTTAGTAAATTACTCCACCACTTACTTTTCTTTGGATTTACTATCAAATCTTTATTATTTGATTTAAATCCATCATAATTAAAAGCATTTGACCACGTCATATTTTTATCATTAAGTTCTAAATTACTTTTTGGTCTTCTATAAGCAGGGTAATAAGTAGATACCTCAAATTGCATTGTTAATTTAAGTGAGTTGTCTGATGTCATGTTCTTTTCTCTTGAAAACTCAAGTGTTTTTGTATCAGGTAATATAATCATAGCATCTATATTCATATAATTATACTCAAATTGAATATATCTATAAAATGAAAAAGAATCTAAAATAGCTTGACTACATTTAAAATAATCTATTTCATTTGCTAATAAAATTACTAAATCAAATTTTACACTCAAAGGAATAGCTTTAATTTTTGTCAAAACTTTTTTTATTTCCTCATTATCATCAATTACAGTTTTTAACCAAACATTTGGATTATTAAATCTATCAGACAAAATATCAAATCCAGTCATCGTTAAATGACCTCTTGGTATTTTATCAGTATTTAATTCAACATATCTATTATCAGATACAACATCATCAACAAATGAATCTAATAAAAATCTTTCATCACCAGTTAGAGAATAATAAATAGGCACAGATACTTCTATATTACCACTTGAAAATCTATTAACCCACATTAACTCAGATTCTAAAGTATCTAAAACACATAAAATTAGGTCCCGGAAAAAACTGTCGTCGGCATTGTGTTTTTGACCTATTGGCATATTTCTTCTATAATTTTTTCAATTTTATCAAAATCATAATAAGGTATTCTTATTAGATTAATTTTATTTTTTAAACAAAAATTATCTTTAATAAAATCTTTTATTTTTTTCTTTTTTAATGATTCTTCACTACCAAAATATTCAATTGATTCGAAATGTTGCTTTCCATCATATTCTATACAAGTAATAATTAATTTATTCTTATTACCAGTATAGATAGTTTTTGAATATTCATAACTATTATTATGAATAAACCTAACTTTTTCTATATATTCTTCTTGTGTTAATTTTTTTGACATTTTAATTATATATTAAAATGGTGTTTTCCTCTTGTATTTTTTACATGTGAAAAATGTATTTTTTAAACTTTTACATGTAAAAATATATTATTTAAAATAAAGATACTTTTCTTAAAAAATATATAATATATGGATAATTTAAAAAAATATCAAGAATTTAGTAAAAGTGAAGAAAAAATATATGAGTTTGCTTTAAAAAAGCATATGAATATTATTAGACAAAAAATAGAAAATAATATTAATTTAGGAATAAATAAATACCATTTTGATTTTGATTTTAGAAACAAAAATGACTTTAAAGAATTTGATCCATTTGGTGTTATATTTGATATAATTATAGATTATAAAGATAATAATAAGAAAAAATATTATGCTTATGTACAGGAAGACATAATTAAAAAAAATAATTTTAAAAATTTTGACATTAAAATAGAAATAATTGACATTAAAATAGATTATTATCAATTATTTTCTATAATTGTTCATGAATTAAAACATATATATGACTTATATCATAATAATAATCTTGAATCTTTTGATAAAGTTTTATATACAAATGGATTAATAAACTTTTATAAAAAAAATTATTGGATACATGATTTTATGCAATTAAATTACTTAGCATTAGATCATGAGGTAGATGCAAGAATTAGAATGTTGTATGATAAATTATATTATCTAAGAACATTTGATAAATCTATGATTCAAGATGAATTCAAAAAAAATTATTTATATAAATCAGCAATGATGCTTATTAATTTTGATTCAAATAATATTCTAACAAAAGTTGAATTTAATGAATTATTAGAATTTACAAATTTATTTATAGAAAATATATTAAAGAAAAAATATGTTATAAAAACATTTAATGAATTAAAAAATTTTTATAAAGAAATAAAAATAAATTTCGAAAAAATTGGGAATAAATTTTTATTAAATTCTAATGAAATTATAGATAAATTTATAAGAGACAATAAACCTTATTCTGAAAGTCATTACCTAACTATAGGTAATGACTATAATAATGATGAATTTAATAATGATATTTATGTATATCATGAATTATCTAGAATATACGACTATATTATTTTTTAACTTTTTCCTTAAAAAATAATATAATTTTATATGAAACAATTACTACTAAACGAGAGATGGAGACCTAAAAAATTAGAAGATTTGGTTATTATACCAAGAATCCAAAAGTTTTTTCCGAATGGAGAAATAACCGCTAATTATGTATTTTATGGAACACCTGGAACAGGTAAAACTTCATTAGCAAGAATTTTAATTGGTAAATATTCAAAAGATAAACCTTATTTAGAATTAAATAATTCTTACTATTCTTCAATTGATGATTTAAGAACTAAAGTTGATGATTTCTGTTCTAAAGTATATACAGGGATAGACTTAGATTCCGAAATAACAAAAGATGATATAAAATATGTATTTTTAGATGAGTTTGAAAGATCTTCAATTCAATATCAAGATGCATTAAAAGTTTATATTGAAGATTTTTCTAATAAGAATGTTAGATTTATTTTTAATACAAATAATATAAATAAAGTATCAGATGGTATTAAGTCAAGAATGACTTGTATTAACTTTAATACAATAAATGGTGAAGAAGAAAAGTTCTTAAAAAATTCTTTGTATAAAAGAATAATGAATGAAATATGTGTTAAAGAAGAAATAGAAATTAATAAAGAAAATTTAGTAAAGTTAATTAACAGAAATTTTCCTGATTTTAGATCTATAATAAATGCTTTACAACAGTTTAAATTAACAGGTGAAGTAACAAGTAATAATTCCATTAATGCTAAATTAAAAACAGATTTATATAATGTTGTATTTAGTGATATGGATTATGAAAAGATATATCACTTTATGATGGATAATTTTGGTCAAGATAATATTGACGAAATGTTCCAATTATTTAGTCGTGATTTTATCAATTGGGTATTTAATGAAAAAAGAGAAAACATGGATAAATTATTTGAAGTTAATTATATTATTTCAGAATATCATAAATTATTAGATACTAATACAGATCCTGTAGTTGTTGGAATGACTTTAATTGGTAAATTAAAAGATTTGTTTAAATAAAAGAATATATATTTTAATATATATTTTATGTTTGACTTTAAAGATTTTTATATACTATACGATGGACATCCTAGATTTAATTCTTCTGTAATAGAAGAAGATGATATAATGCAAATGATTATTCAGAAATATGAAATAATTCTTTTTACTAATCAAGGAGAAGTTTATGGCGAACCAAAATTAGGTGCTAATTTAGAATCTTTAATTTTTAATACTACAGTAAGTGCTGAATATGTTCAAAAATCAATAAATGATCAGATCATTCAATTTATTCCTGAAATAGCAGGTATAAATTATGAAGTAAAATGTATATTTACACAAGATCCTTTTAACTATCAAGATATACTTTATGTTAATTTTAAAATAGGAAAGTATGATGTATATGCTAAGTTAGGTGTTTATAATCAAGTTCTTAACTAAAATAACAGTAAGTACCACTATAAATAAATTTGTGTTGTATAGTTATATCTAATACAAATGTTTCCATAGAAACTTCTATATCTTTTAAACAATGGTCTATAGCACCACCTACTAAAATAATTTTTCTTCCTTTTAATTTATTAAAGAAATTTATCATTTTTTTAGTTAAATGAAACCACATATGTTTATGGTTTACAAAAATTATTTTAGTTCCGTGTTTAGTATCAAACATATCACCAACTTTTAACAAATTATTTTTTTGTCTTTCAACAATAGTTCTATAAACTTCATTAGTTAAATAAGATTTGTAATAAACTAAATGGTGTTCATTATGATAACGTTTTTCTATTATATCAACTTCATTAAAATTATATAATTCATCAAAAATAGGTTTTATAGGATTATCAGAAAACATAAAATCTGTTCCTGGTTTATCAAAAATATGATTATCGTATATTTGATAAACTTCTGTAAATTCCGCACAATATTTTTTTAATTCTTCTAAATAAATATCATTAAAGTATTTCTTAAAAGATTTTTGAACATCTACAATAACTAATACTTTATCCTCAAATTCTTCAAATATTTTTAAATATTTCATAAAGTATATATTAAATAAAAAACCACCTAATCGGTGGTTTTTTTGTTTTGGCTTTTATTTTTAAACTTGTTCTTGAGTTTGAGTTTGTTCTTCTGGTAAATTTTCTTCTGTACTTTCATATCCTTCTGTAGGAGCTGATTGTGCTTGTGCTTGTGGTTGAGATTGAGGAGCTTCTGCTGAATCTTCTTGAGGTGTCTCAGTTGGAGCTTCTGTTGGAGTTTCTTGAGATTGTCCTTCTTGTGAAGAAGATTGTCCTCCTCCAAAGAAATCACTTGGGTTTAACTTCTCAATATCTAAATTCATTTTAATAACTTTATTAACTAACATCTCAGCAAGGTCTTTATCACTGTAAGTTTTACGAACTTTAATGTCTAAATTAGTTTCTGCTTTTTTAATAAAACCATTAATAAGAGATTGAGGGATCTCAGTAGTTGTTCTAACTTCATATATATCATCAATTATTTCAACACTTTCATTAATCACTTGTAAAGTTTTTACTTCTTTAACAGGAACTTCTTGTGCCTTTTTTAATTTTACATGATTTTCATATTGTTTTATGTATTTCATAATTTTAATTTTAATTTTAATTATATATTATTAATCAAAAGTCATTTTTTATTAATTTTCTATAATTTTATTTTCCAATAAGTTCCAACTCCATAATTAATTTTACCATCTAAGTCTTCACTTACTTTTACTTGGAAAATTTGATCTTTATTCGTCTTTAAAATAAGCCCAACTTCTGCTGAATTTATTAATGAACTTCTATTTCCATTAAGACCACCACCTATATATAATTGATTTTTAGCAGCAGGTATTATAGTATTAGTTACAACTATTCTTTTATATGGTATTTTTAAATTAGTAATTAAAGAAGTACCTGTTAATTTATTTTGTGATATGGTATCTATTGCAGTTAATGTTCCTAATGAATCTATTCTATATATAGCTTTATATATATTTTGAGTAAAATACTCATTTCCTAAATTATTATATTGTTTTAATAAACCAGGATAATTTGTATCAGGAATATATTTTGGTATAGTATCCCAATGTTGAATTGGCTTAGATTTTACAAACTCAATCTTTCCAGGAGTAGTATCATAAATTTTAATAGTATCATGTATTACTAATGTGTCTGATTTTATTTGAGGGATTGGAGAATGGCAACCACAACTATTAAATCTCATTAAAAATAAAATGATAAGTAGGGTTCCGATAATTGGAATAAATAATTTATTCATAGAAACTTTTTTATTTTTATATATAAAAAAAATACTTTGTTTTAATAAATATTTTTCTTATATTTGTTATATAAATAAAAATAATTAAAAATGGAAAACCTAGTGAGTTTTGATTTTGATTCAACAATGTTCCACACTCCAACACCAGAAAGTGGTAAAGATCTTTGGGAAAAAGAAACAGGTTCTTCTTGGCAAGGAAGAGGTTGGTGGGGAAATAAAGAATCCTTAAATACAAATATATTTTATATACCTCGTAATGAATGGGTATATAAATTTTATAAACAATATTCAGAAGATACTAACAGTCATTGCTTTTTAGCAACAGGTAGAGTTGAGAAGTTAAGAGGATCAGTAATAAAAGTTTTAAAACTTCATGATATTGATATAGATTTGTATTGTAACCCTGGCATGGATACATATTTATTTAAAGCAAGATTATTTACAAATCTAATTGATAGATATAAACCAAAGAAATTCATTTTATTCGATGATAGACATGAACATTTAATTAAGTTTGTAAATGAATGGGCTCCTAAACAAAAAGTTCCTATTGAAATAATAGATGTTATAAACAAGAAAAAATTAATATAATAATATGGCAACAATTACAGAAACAAAAAGTGAAACAAAAGTAGATGAGATCTTAAGTCAACCTTTTACCCTTTTACTTCACAATGACGACTATAATAGTTTTGAACACGTAATAGAGTGTTTAATGAAAGTTTGTAAGCATTCTTACGAACAAGCATCTCAGTGTGCTCATATAGTACATTTTAGAGGTAAATGTGATGTAAAAAGAGGTACTAAAGAAATAGTAACTAAGATGTATGAACAATTAAAGTCAAAAGGTCTTAGTGTGACAATGGAAGAAAATATCTAATAAAAAAAGAGGCTAATTACTTAGCCTCTTTTTTTATTTCTTTTTCTAATAAATTTATTATTTTATCTAAATCTCCTTTTATACGATTTTTTTTATCAGATTCTGATAATTGTTTATTACCTAAAATTTCTTCTGTTTCTGTATATATTGCAATAATTTTATTATCTAACTTAGAATGTTCTCTTTCAGTTGTATTTCTACCTTCATCATCTTTCACTTCTATAACTTTACCTAATTTGTCCGGATGAACCAACATTCTATAAGAACTTCTTATTTTTTTATAATCTTCATTATTAATATCATTTTTGATTTTAGTAAGTTCACTTAAAAGTTTATTTTCAGGCGTATCTTTCTTTTTATGTTCCTCAAATGTATCAACTTTTTCTTCTGTATCTTTATTAGATTCTTTATCAGTTTTTATAGGATCTTCATTTGGAGTTTCTCCATTTCCTATTTGTTTAGCATCAGAAGATCCTTCATAATTAAATACCTGATTTAATCCTTTTACTATATCACTATTTACTACTTCAATACTTCTATTATCTATTTTAATAGTAAATTTTTTATTAGAATCTTTTAAAACTTTCATATCCCCAATTTCTATTTCTGTATCACTTGGTTTGTAAATATAATCTAAATGCTTTTTAATAAAATCTAATGCTTTTTTTGAACTATCTATAAATGGAACAACAATATCTTTTTTATATCCTAATTCTTTAGGTTTATTATTTTCTTCTCCTTGATTATTACTTTCTATATTACCAGGTATATTATCTTCTTTCTTTTTACTATTAGAAGGTATTTCTCCTGGAACTTTTTTACTAGAATCTCCATTAACTCCATCATAATAATAAAAAGTCATTTTCCAACTTCTATCATGAACTTTAGTTCTATCAAATTCTATTTTAGCAATTCTTAAACCTTGATATGTATAGTAAAATAATTGATTACTTTCTTTTTTTTCAGAAATACCTAAACTTGTTAAGCTTTTTATTTTAATTTCTTTTTCTTTAGAAATACCTAACTTATCTTTAACTTTATCCCCAAATTTTTTTATCAATGAAGGACTTACTTCTTTATCAATTCTTTTATTTAATTCAGGAGTAGAAAAGTTCCATATAGAACTTATTTTTTTCTTAGCTTCCTCAAATGTAAAAAAGTAATTAATTGTTTGAGTATAAGGTTGTTTACTCTGACCTTCTATTTTATCTACACTAGCATTTTTAAATACATTAGTTCTCTTATCAAAGAGTTCAAAAACTTTAACATAATTTTCCATATCTGTATATATTAATTTTTAATAATATTTTTTACCATGCCAATCTATACTTTTTTCATAAGTATATGAAGTAGCATTTTTTCTTCTACGATTAACATTTATTAATGCAGAATAATCCGAAACTTCTTTAGCTTCACTTGAATTATTTATTATATTATTAATATAATTTAATACATCACTTGGCAACTCTTTACTAAAATCTTGTATCATCTCTTTATAATCATAACGACTAAATATAGATGAAGCATTTACTAATGACATGGCTAAGTCATCTTTACCTATATCCGCAGCATATCTAACATTACCTGCTGATGTTATGTGTCTAACAAACGTGGTTATTTCTTTAATATTATCTTCATTAGTTATGTGAAAATTTCTTTTATTCATGTTTTCTTGATAATCTTTAACTAAAAGATTTTTATTATCTCCTAATTTTAATCCTACTTTTTCTTCACTAGAATCCATCCTGTGTTTATATCTAAAAAATATACCAGAACCATAATTATTATTACCATCAAATACATGTGGTAAATGTGCTAAAAACTCACTACCATAAGTATTCGTTTCTAATACTACTCTAAACTTTTCATAATCAAAATATTCAAAAGCTAACATATAAAATAAATCTGATAATTGTTTAACAGAAATTAAATTAGATCTATATAATCCAATTTGTTCTAACCAAAAGAAATCACTAAAATCATATAAATTAGATTTTTGAGCTTCAATTAATTCTATAGGTTTTAACGCTATTCTAAATATATTTATAATAGTATAATCTTGACCTAAACCCTCAGATATATCAATCGACATTATACCTTTAATATCTTTACGATTTGCATGATTAAATGTATCATTATCAACCCATGCTAAGTCTCTATAACTAAATCTTAATTTATCATCAAACATAGGTATATCTCTATACTCAAAATGCTTTTTTCCTTTTATTAGCGTATCTATCACACTTTCACTTAATATAGAACGAGTTGCGTTAATAAAACGTAAACCATATTCTTGGTTAAATGCATCTTCTCCACCTATATTTTTTATAGAATCTTCTTTCCATGTAGAAACGTCACATGCTAATTGAATAGGTGTTAATACATTATTGTTGTCATAAAATTGAAAAGATTTTGTTAATTCTTCAGGACATAGTTCATTATTATGAATTGCTATAGTTTCTTTTTCTATTTCAGCATCGAACTTTTTTTCTACTTTAGTTAAGTGTGAAAAGTTAGCTATAACTTGTTCATATAAAGATTCTTCTGTTAAACCAAATTTAAATAATTTAACAGGGTTTAATCTATAAAATGTTACGAATCTTCCTGGTACTTGATACCAATATATTCTTAATGCCTTAAACTGATTTTTTTGAGGATCGCCTTCAGGGCGTTCCGCATCGGTTAATAATCTATAAAATAGATTCATTCCATTAGGGGTTGATGTAATAATTATTTTTGAGTTTTCTACCGCAGATACTACGGGATAAACTGCTTGATAATAAGGTTCGATAATATTAGAAGGAATGTGTGCAAATTCATCTAAGTATAAAAAGTCTATCGTAAAACCGATAGCGGGAGTTCTACTTCTTGCAGCTGTTTTAATACGACAACCATTTTCAAATATCATTGTTCTTTGGTTCCAGTTTTTAATACCTACTTTAAGGAAGAATGGAAGGTGAACATATATAGATTTAATTTTATCTACAATTTCAATTGTTGTACTGGCTATATTAGCCACAATCATGATATTTTTATCATTATTAAATGTTACAAAGTGTAACATGGTAATTGCGGCATTAATAGTTTTACCTATCTGACGACTACCACATAGAATAGATTTTCTATTTTGATATAATTCTAATATATCTATTTGATAATCTCTGAGTGTTAGATTTTTAATACTACCATCTTCAACTTTAATTTTACAATATTTTTGTGCGAAGTATTTTATATCTGTTTTACATTTAATATATTCTGCGATTTCTTCAGGAGTCATTGCGAAGGTTATACCTGCTCTCCTATTTCCTATTTCATTTTTGAACCAAGGATTTTGATAACGTTTTAATACAATACCGTCATTTATTTTCTGCGTTAATTCTTCAACTAGTTCTGAGTTAAAGACAAATTTCCTTAATTCTTCTTCATCTATCTTTGTGCTTTTAGCCATAAAAGAAAAATTATTTTTTAATATATATAAATAAATATCATATACATAAAAATATGGCAAAAAAATCAGAAAAAGACGTCAAAATGGAGTCTATAAAAGAGGAGTTTGAAAGAATTCAAGAAACTAGCAAAGGGCTAGATTTAACAAAATACTTTGCAACAGAAGATGATTTACCCGATTTAGGTGAAATAGAAATATATAATTATGATTTAGATCTTACTACAGCAAATACTGAAGCATCAGATATGTTAGAATCATTAGTTGATTTATATTTAGGAGATTCTAAAGTAGTAATGGAACATGGATATATTAAACAAAAAATGAGGCAGGATGCTTCAATATATGCAGAAACTATGTTCTTGGGTAAAATGACAAGAAAGAACTATTTAACACAGTTAAGACAAATTGATAATGGTGATAATAGTGCTAGAATGCATGAAGTTGTGAATCAAACAGTAGGTCAGATGAGAGAAAATATTAAATTTATTTCTACTCAAAGAACTGAATTAGAAAAATTCTATAAAGAAATTCGTAAAGATTTAGGTTTAACAAATGTAACTACTTCAATTGAACCAGAAGTTAAAGAAGAATTAATCCAAGAGGAAGAAATTAACAAGGTTGTTGAAGATGATAAACAAGTTGTTGATGCAAGAAGTTTAAATGATATGATTGATAAAATCCTTAAAAATAAGGATTAATTATCTTTTATTAAAAGATTCAAAAGTCTTGAAAAGATTAGAATAATCTAAATAAACACTTTTGGAAATAATTTGATTATGCTTATTTGTAGTTAATTGATTTATTTCTAAAAGTGGTTTTATTAAATCTATGTTTTCTTTAATAACTTCTTTTAGACCATTATCAGTTTTACTTAAAATACTTTTTAAGTAATTATTTATATCATTATATATACTAAGAGTTCCTAAATCAATATCATAAAAATTAACAACACTATATTGTTTATTTTGTTTATCTATAAACTTTTTATCTTGAATTTTATATCCGGTCAATAGTCTTAATAAAAATTCTATTTTTTTGTAATGTACAAAATCAGCATCTTTATCATAAAAAGTTTCATTTATGAAAATAAATTTTTTAATTATAATACCTTCTTCATTTAACTTTTTTTCAACTTTTTCAATTATAGATTCATAATTTCTTTTAGTTAATTTAGAACAAATTATATAATTATCATCTGTTTTATTCTTTAATAATTTATTTAGTAAATCTATTCTTAATTCATAGTTAGTATTATCAATAATATCTTTGTTTAGAAATTCTTGAATAGATATTCCTAAATTATTAAGATCTGCTTTATAGTTTTTAGCATGAATTTTTATATTATTATATAATGTTGTAGGAAGCCAATATACTTTACCATTAAAATATATTTTATTATCTTGACTTTTATATATACCGTCTTTAATTAAATTAAATTCATATTCGCTTATTTTTAATATAGGGATATTTGGTTTAGTTTTATCAACTATCCATACTTTACTATCTATTACTAAAATAGTATCTATATCAAAAACATTACATTTAAATTTTTCCATTAAGTTATATATTAAATTTTATTTGACAAAACCTTTACTTATTGCAAAGTCATACATTGTCGGTAAATTAATATGTTTTTGAAATCCTCTTTTAATATCTACTAACTTTTTAGACTTACGAAGAATATTTATGATAATATATCCATATTCTTCTAAAAAATCTAAATAACAATCCGTCCATGTTTTATTATAATGTTCTAAAGTTTTCCATTCTTTATTACCACCACTCATCCAGTATAAAGTTTTTTCAGGAGAAATATCTGTTAATTTAACTTTTATATCTAAATCCCATAAATTTTTAGAATTATCACCGATCATTAGAGCAACTGCTTCACCAACATCATATGTAATTTCATTTCCTATTTCATAAACATATTGGTTTTCTAAATCTTTTATGATGCTGATGTTATTATTTTTAAAAATAATGTTATCTGCTTCATTAAGTCTTTTTTTTCTCATAAGTTAAATATTTTTTATTCCTGATAAAAACTTTCCTTCAAATTTACCTGCTTCAAATATCCCATTCTCCCAAATCCCGTAAAAATTACCCCCTTTCCAAATTCCATAATACCAATTTCCAGTATAAAAATTACCACTATTCCATACAATAGTATCATGTATGATTTCAATATCAGCCATTTCAATTTCTGAATCTATTAACCAATAAAATTTTTGTTTAGATAATATTTTGTTTATTTCAATTGGGTCGGTAATGATTTTATCATTAATTTTTAATTTTAAAAATCTCATACACATATATATTTTAATCTTAAACTCCAAAATAACCGATATGTGTTTTTTTGGAAAAAACACAATTTTTTAATTTACGCAGATTTTAATCAGAATGAAATAAATTTGAATTCATGCAAGATCATGATATATATAATATACTATATTTACTTATATTTACTACTTTTTCTCAACATTAAAAATCATGTTTATTTAAATTATCTAATGTAAAATACAACAATTATATTTTAATATATAATAAATAAAATATAATAGATAAATGAAATATATCAAAGAAAGAAAATTATTTATATCTAACGTAAAACAATCTTTAATTAATCCTGAATTACTTAATCAAGATTCTAATTTAATTACTGAAATAGTAGGTAATGATATTAGATTTGGTGGTTCATGGTTTGGCCGTTTGATAAACTCTACAATTAGAAGAGCAACAAATGCATATAAAGGAACTCAAGTAACTCCCTTAGTAACAAAAGTTAGAGATCAATTATACTTAATGTTAGATGAGAATATGAGTGGTGAATTAAAGAATGAGTATGGTTATTATTTATATCGTCTTGCTATGTCTAATGTTGATGAGATGGTTAAAAATGAGGATATTGAGTTTGAAGAAAAAAAGATTCAACTTATAGGTAAAAATGGTAATGGTGGTTTAATACAAGCTGCCATTGAAGCATTAACTGAATTAAATCTAAAAGATAAAGCAGGTGACTATCAGTATAAAATTGATAATCGTGATTTTATTTTGAAACAATTAAGAGATTTTGCACAAAAGTTGAAAACTTTAAAAAATCCAAAAGAAGAATCTAAACCTGAAGAAGAAGAAGCTCCTCAACCAATTAAACCACAAGGGCTACTTACTTATAATGGTCCTAGTGCAAGTCAGGTTAATAATCAAGTTGATATTAGTGATGAGAAGAAAAAAGTTGAAGAACAAATTAATACTATCAAAGATAGTATTAATAATCAGAAAGAAGCATTGAATAATGCAAATAATCCTGTACTTAAATCAAAAATAGAAGATGATATTAAGAAAAAAGAAGAAGAAATTGCAGAGTTAAATAAAAAACTTAGTATTTAAGTTTTTTATTTAAATAAATTAAAAAATAAAAAATTATGAGATATATAAAAAAACATCCAACTTTATTAAAAGAAGAACTTAATTCTGATTTTATTTATGATAAATTAGCAAAAGCTTCAAAATCTGATAAAAATAATACAGAATTAAAATCACTATTAGATGAGTTTGTTTCTGCTGATAACACAAAAAAACAAGACTCTAATTATTGGATTAATAAATTAGATACTATATATAAAGGTTTAAATAACAATGATAATAAAGGAGCAAGTGCTTCAAATAATAATTCTTCTATACAAAATCAACCACAAAGTGGTAGTGCATCAAATACCTCTCAAACTCAAGGAGGAAGTGCATCAAATACATCTCAAACTCAAGGAGGAAGTGCATCAGTAACAGCGCCTACTCAAGGCGCTAGTGCATCAACTCCTCTAACTATAGATGGTTTGTTTGGAACAATCTTTAAACAAGAAGAAAGACAAAAATGGGAAATGACGGATGAAGATTATAAAAAAATGGAATATATAGGTTCACAAGATGTAGAATCATGGTCTTATACTCCAGATGATACAGATAAAGATCCTATTATTAAAATAGTTGATTTATTTCAACAAGCACATCAATTATATTTTACTCCTCAAATTCCAACAGGAAGACCTTTAGGTAAAGTATCTCAAAAAACTTATTTAGAATATACTTATGTAGGAAAAGAACCAGGTGGAGGTCAGTGGACTGAAGAAAGAGCACCAAATGGACCTTTTATAGCAAATTCTATATTTAATAAATGGAGAGATGGTATTGAGAAAATATTTCAAGATAAAGAAATGAGAAAAATATTTGCTAATTCTAAATTTAAAGTAAAAAATACTACAGTTGTAGAAGAACCAAATAAACAAACTAAATTAGAAAGTATTAAATTTATTAATGAAGCTGAAGAAGCAACTGCTACACCAAGTGGTAATGATAAACAAGGTCAAATAATATTTACTTTTATGAGGAATATGCTTGATAAAAATAAATTATCAGATTTTGATAGTAATAAAAATAAACTAATGTTTGATTATTTTGGAATTAAAGGGGATTCAGTTGATAAAGTAACTTATAATGGGACACTTATTAAGAAAAATAAAAGAGATATAGAACCAAAAACTTTTTATTGGCAAGTTTCAGGTAGACCAGATTATGATAAAATAAATAAAAAGTTTTTTGCGGCTGCTACAAGTAATCAATTAGCTTTTATATGTATAGCTTTGGAAAAATGTTTTTTTGAATTTAAAGCTAATAATAAAAAGGAAGAGTTTAAAGGAATATATTTTTATTATTGGAAAAATAATGATAAAATAATTAGAGATTGGATAAATTTAAATCATAAAGGATTTAAATTAAGAGATGCTAAATATCCTAATATAGAAAATGATCATGAAGGAATAGGACTTTTAGATTCACTAAATACATCTAATAGTCCTATTAAAATTGATAATTGTGAATGGTATTTAATGGATGTTAAAGGTGGTAATAATACAACTTTTGATTATATAGATGTAACAAAAGATAAAAGTGGTGGTTATCCTACAATTAAAGATAATATTGATACAAAAATTTCTTTTGGTGATACAGAAATAAAAAATTATTCTTTTTTAACAGAAGGTGCTGCTGGTTCTCAATTTTCTTGTGATGATAATACTTATAATAAATATCATAAGTTATTAACAGATAAAGTTAAAAGTAAATTAACAGACGCTGTTTTATCTTATAAAAAAGGCACAATAATTTAATATGAAAATATATAAAAAATTTTCTTCTTTTATTAAAGAAGAAGTAGAAGTACAAAACTTAGAGAATTTAGAAAGTTTGGAAAATTTAGAAAAACAAGTAATGGAATATAAATCCAAAAAAACTATTTTAGATAAAATTTACCAAACTAATATTAATGAAAAAGATTTAGAAAATAAATTATTTAATGCTAAATTAGTTATTAGAGGTAAAGATAATAAAATGGCTTTTACCAATGAACTACTAGAAATATGGGCAAAAATTGCAGGTAAGAAAAAAGAAATACAAAATATAAATGATACTATAGAAGGTTATAAAAATAATATAATCCAAAAACAAGATTTAATTAAAAAAAATCCTAACTTACAAGAAAGTACAAATGAAGAAATAACAGAATTAAATAAAAAAATCTCAGATAAATTAAATGAAATTAACCTACTAAAAACGGAAATTACTAAAATAGATACGGAAATAAAAAATAAATTAACTTTACTAAACAAAAAAATTAGTAATATGAAATCTACAAAATAGAAAAAATAGATAATTTTATTTTTATATATAAGATAATAAAAAAAATAACATAATATGCCAACAATTCAAATAGGACAATATACAAGACCAGGTATATATATTAATGAGTATGACAATTCAATTTTACCAAACATTGTAGCACCAGCTGGGAATTATACGTTAGTAATAGGTTTCTCTAAGATAGGACCTATTAATACTCCAGTTTTATTACAAAGTCAAAGTGATTTAACAAATATATTCGGTAATATTGATAGAACCCTAGAAAGAAATGGTTCTTTCTTTCATAGAACAATTCAACAAATGTTATTATCAGGTCCAGTTTATGCTCTAAACTTATTAGAAACTGATGATACTTTAGATCTATTACAATACGCTTCACTTTCAGCCGCTTGTAATTATCCTAACTATATTAATTCTAATGGTGCTCCTTATAGCAAGTTCTTTAATACGACAGGTTTCTGGAAAAAAGATACTGAATCATTTAACTATTTAGCTAATGTTGAGCCAAATGGTAGTACTGATGGAAATAATCATAATAGATTATTTAATGTTACTAATATGAGTGGTAATTATGTAACATTATTTATATACAAAACACAAACAACTTCTTACAATAATAGTTTAATTAATTATTATGGTTCTGTAGAAAATATTCCTCCATACTTAAAAGCTACAGATTGGGCTTCTGATTATATGGTTGATGTATTAGCAGTATCAGGTGATTGGTCTAACTATGCATCTTTATCAGTTGATCCTAGATGGAATAAATACTTTGATGGAACAGGTCTTAAAAAAGGTCAATTATCAAACTTTGCTGCTGATAGAAATATAAGTGTATTATCATTTTATTCTAATCTTTCTTTTATTCCTTATTTCACTGATTTAAGTGGTAATAATTTATTTATTGAAACTGTATTAAATAATGATTTTGCAAAAACAGGATTATACTGTGCATTTAATATGGATTTATATGAAACTGCATTTGCTAATGGCTTAGTTGATTTAGTAGGTAATTCAATTGATTCAACAAATTCTATTGATTTTTTATCTTATAAAGACACAATTGTTGAAAATGTTGAATTTGAAAATACTGTATTAAATAGAGCAGGAAATGTTTTTGGTATTGATATATCAGGCGGACAAAGAGGAACAGATACTGTAAATGATAGAGATTTTGATTACTCAGAAGGTATAGTAAGAAATATAACATTAGGTTCTACACCATCTTCTTATATAAAATTTAACGGACTTACTACTATATCTTCACCAACTACCGGTTATTTCCCTGATATTACATCATCAGGATTTACATATTCTATAGGTCTTACTGCTGGTCTAACAGCTTCAATTAATGTAATTAATTATGGAACTAGTGTGGTAATAAATACAAATTATGTAGGTACTAGTTCAATTGGAATTGATGGTACTACAGTTTCTATACCATCTACATCATTTGGAGCAACTGCTACCGCAACAGCAAGTGCTTTAGCTTATATAAATATAAGCGGATTAACTTATTCAGGATTGAGTTATAGTTATTTTAATTTAACAAGTGCTGCCCCTGGACTAACTATTGGATTTACACTTTCATCAACAACAGCTTCAACAGCTTCAACAGCTATTGCTGCTGATATAGTTAAGAATTGGAATTTGTCATATGGTACATCATCAGGTTATACAATGAGTACTATTGGAGCTACAATTTCTTTAGGCTACACCAATGGAGGTACTGCTGCTAATGGATACACTTTTTCTATTAAAATATCAAAAGGTGTTACAGCATCAATATTTACAAGTGGTACTTTTTCAGGTGGTTCTGCATATAATGCATTAGCTAATCCTTTAATATTATCATTAAAATATCCAACATTATATACTCCCGTTACTTATGTTATAGGTTCAATGGCTTCTGCTGTATCTAATGGTATTTTTATTACTTTTTCAGAAGGTAATTATTCTTTTAGTATAGATCCAATGTCTTATACTTCAGATGGATTATATCAAACAGCTATTGTATTAAATAATTCTGGAATTAATGCTATAAGATCAACAGTTCCTGGAAAAATAAATCCCCCAGTACAACCAACAGATATAGTGTTAGGTTATATGAACTATACTATAAAAAATTCTGAAGGATTATCATCTCTAACATTTAGTAATGTAACAGTAGATACAAATGGTTTTGTAGAATTACAAAATGGTACAGACTTTTTATATAGCCTTTCTAATGGAGTTTTAGGTATAACATTTTCAAAAACAGCAGGTACACCTAATGTTAATGATTATGCTACTTACAGAAAAATTAAAGCATTCAATTACTTATTATCAATAGTTAGTAGTTCAAATTTTACTCACGGAGCATTTTTATATACAACTGGTCCAAATGCAGTTGTTAAATCAACAAGCAATATGAGTTTAGCATCTTACACTAATAATAACTTAACTGATAGATATATTGCTATTAATACAAATTTAACAGGTACAAGTCTTAATCAAATTGTATTCTATATAAAAGATGATGAATTTATAATTGGTCGTCAAGGATTTAAAACAAGCGAAACTGATCCTATTTCTGCAACAGGATATGGTTCAGTAAGATACCAATCAACTTTCTATAAGGATTACTATAATGGTGTAATAAATACAGGCGATTATTTTTATGACAATTTAATCTCAGGCACAACAACATCAGTAGTATTTAGCTTTGTTAATGGTACTAATTATGTTAAGTTTTCTAATCCTAATTTAGATTTAACTACAGGGGATACCTTATTAGTTCCAGATTCAACATCTAATAAATTTGAGTTTACAAAAACAGGTGATCCTATAAGTGCTACTTACGGGTACGTTATAGACACAGGTTTATATAATGTAACTGACGAAATTATTACATCAACAAACAGAGTTTATAAAACAGACCCTGATAACACACATTATTTACAAATGGAATTTTCTGGTAATTTATTAAATGTAACTTTTACTGATACAGATAAGGAAACACCAAAATCTATTATACTTGATTTACCAACACTATTAGATGTAACATCTTATGATGGAGAATATAAAGAAAGTGTAGAAATTAAAAGTGTTATTAATGCAAATACAGTTGCTGTAGATGGTTCAAGATATTCTAATATTTTAGCAGGAGATTTCTTATCTGCTTATTATGATGAAACTATGTTAGAAGTTGGTGAAGTACCTAAGAAAATAACAAGAATCTTAACAAAAAAAGTTAATCCTTCTGATAATACTCAAGTATTACTATCTTGTGATTCTAAAATTGACTATAAGATTTATAATGGGATTAAACAAACAACAAGATATTCTTCAATTGATAACTATGCGACAACATATAAAGGTATTGTTCTTAAAGGATTTAGAATGAGAAATGCCTCAATGCCTGATGGAACAGAAGCAAGACAATCATTAATACTTGATTTAGTTGGAAAAGGAACTCCTTTATTTACTGCTTTATCAAATAAAGATGCAATTGATTTCAGATATTTAGTTGATTCATTTGGTTTAGGTTTAACAGAATACTCAAAACAACAATTAGTTGACCTTTGTGGAGAAAGATTAGACTGCTTTGGTTTTTTAAACATGCCTTCAATGAAACAATTTAAACAATCAGCATCACCTACATTTATAGATGCAAATGGAGTATTACAAACAAGCTATATTGCAGCAGGTGGTAATTTAGACAAAAACCCAGCATTCTTATACTCTTTTGGTATAGGTAGAGGTACAACTTGTGTAGGTTATTTCACTCCTTATGTAACAGTTAGTGACAATGGTAGACCATTCAATGTTCCACCAGCAATGTTTGTAGCCACAACTTATATGAAGAAAATAAATGCAAATTCATCTTCTATAACTCCTTGGACTATAGCAGCAGGTATAACAAATGGTAAAATAAGTGGTTTTGGTAAAACTGAAATTGACTTTACCCCACAAGATATTTCTAATCTTAATACGGCTCAAATTAATCCTATTGTATACAAAAAGAATAGAGGTTATGTTATTGAGACTGAAAATACAGCTCAAACTGAATACAAATCATCATTATCATACATTCACTGTAGAGAAGTGTTGGTTGAATTAGAAAGAGATTTAAGTGCAATGTTGTTAGATTTCCAATGGAAATATAACACAACACAAACAAGAGCAGAAATCAAGCAAAGAGCTGATTCTATTTGTAGCACATATGTAAGTAAAAATGGTTTATATAACTACTTTAACAAGTGTGACCAAGAAAATAATACTCAAATTATCATAGATAATCAAATCGGTGTATTAGATACTTATGTAGAAATTATTAAGGGTATGGGAGTAATTGTTAATAATATAACAATCCTTAAGACAGGAGCAATTGCTTCAGGTGGTTTCCAATAATAATTAATAAAAATAATAAAAAATCCGTTCTTTTGGAACGGATTTTTTATTAAACATAATTAGGAGTTTTTAATATATATGTAAAAACAAAATGTTATGGATTTAGAAATTTTTAAAAAAAGTGATCCTTCTGGAAGTATGTGTAAAGAAAAATCTTTGTTAAAAACATATCCAAAGGAATATGAATATATTATTGATTATTGTATAAATAATGAATTAGGAGATTTACCTTTTAAAGAAAAAGTTTTTATCTCTGTCAATAATTTAAAAGAAGTTCCTAAATGTAAAAATAATAATTGTAGTAATAAAGTAAAGTATAAAAACTCAACAATAGGATATTTAACTTATTGCTCTAATAAATGTATAAGTTCAGATGAAAATATAAAAAAATCTAAACAAGAAAAATCTATTGTTAAATATGGAACTAAAACCCCTGCTGAATCATTAGAAATAAAACAAAAAATTATAAAAACAAATTTAGAAAAATATGGGGTTAATTCTGCTATGTGTTTAGAAAAAACTCAAGAAAAATCTAAACAAACTTTATTAAAAAATTGGGGTGTAGATAACCCCAATAAATCAGAAGAATTAAATAAAAAAAGAATAGAAAGTTTTAAAATAAGTGATTTTAAAGAAAATTTTAAAAAAACATCCATTGAAAAATATGGAGTTGAACATCATTGGATGATAAAAGAAATACATGATAAATCAATTGATGTTTTTTATTCTGATTATAAAAAAAGAATAATGGATAAAATTAATCAAAATGATTATGAATTTAATGGTTTTAATAAAAATATAACTACATATTTAAAATTTTTTTGTAAAAAATGTAATACTAATTTTGAGATATTAACTTATCAATTTTATTATAGAGTCACTAATAATACTAGTATATGTACTAATTGCTTTCCTATATCAGAAAGTTCAAGTATTAAACAAATTGATATTTATAATTTTATTAAAGAAAATTATAATGGAGAAATTATAGTAAATACTAAAGATTATATTAATCCGTATGAAATTGACATTTATTTACCAGAATTAAAATTAGGGTTTGAATTTAATGGGCTATATTGGCATAGTGAGAAATTTAAAAAAGAAGAATATCATTTAATAAAAAAACAATTAGCAGAAAAAAATAATATTAATTTATTTACTATATGGGAAGATGATTGGGTTATTAAAAAAGAAATCTGTAAATCATATATTCTAAATAAATTAAACTTAACATATAAAATAGGAGCACGTAAATGTGTAATTAAAGAAGTTGATTATACAACTTCTAAAAATTTTTTAGATAGGAATCATTTTCAAGGTGATTGTAAATCATCAATAAGAATTGGGTTATATTATAATAATGAATTAGTTAATTTAATGACATTTTCTAAATTAAGACTTCCTTTAGGTGGAAAAAATCAAGAACATGTTTATGAGTTAACACGGTATTGTAATATAATAAACACTAATATAATTGGTGGAGCTTCCAAATTATTAAAATATTTTATTGATAAATGGATTCCAATTAGAATAGAAACTTATTCAGATAATTTAATTTCTAATGGAAATATGTATGAAAAATTAGGTTTTACTTATTTACATACATCTAAACCTGGATATTGGTATGTAATTGATAAAAAAAGAGAACATAGATTTAATTGGAGAAAATCTAAGTTAGTCAAAATGGGTTATGATATAAATAAAACTGAAGAAGAAATTATGCTAGAATTAGGATATTATAGAGTATATAATGGTGGCAATAAAAAGTGGATTTTTTTATTATAAAAAATTTTCATATCTTTATAATATAAAAAATATTTATTATGAATAAAGTATATCTACAATTTTGGGAATTATCAGAAATTAATCAAGAAGTTAAAAATGACGGAGTATCATTACATCTTACAATCAATGATTGTAAAAATTATATAAATCAATTTTATAAAAAACGGGTAGGAAAAAAAGTTCCAAGTAAATATTCTCGTATTGTCGGAGAACCTATATTAGTTGAAATAACTGAGAAACTTTTTAAGTTAGTAAAAAAGAATTTGAATCTTAAAATACGAAGTTATAATTATAATAATCTTCTTAAATTAGAAGATATAATTATAGTTTAGATAAGAATTTATCAGTTATTATAATAAATTCAAAACCTTTTTTCTCACAAAACTCAATCATGTATTTCCACTTACTTAAATTTTTATTCCACATTTTTAGGGAATATTCAAAATTTTTAAGTTGTTTAACTGTAGCATTTTCTTTTAAGATTGGTGCTACAGTTTCACTATGTGGTTTAACTTCTGCTATAATTTTTGCAATACTACCATCAGGTTTTTTCATTTCATAATAAAAATCTGGGTAGTAACTATGTTTAGAACTAATTAAACCTTGTGTACCATTATCCCAATCAGTTTTAACATATTCTACTTTAAAATTTTCAGCAGACCATCTAATAACTCTTTCACTATAATCAAAAAATATCATAGCTTTTTTTTCTAACCCTGAACGATAATATAATCCACCTTGATTATTTAATTTTAAAACTTTATCTTTGTTTTTTGGAATATATAAACCTTGATGATAATTACTATTATTTGGTTTTGAATTAAGCATATTAAAATATTATTTTTTTAATATATATTAAATGTCAGAGTTGTTGGAAAGAGTTAAATTATCTAATTTAGTATATGGAAAAGATATACCCGATGTTTTTAAACAAAATTCTTTATTTTTTTATGAAAAATACAAAAATTCAGATAAAAATGTTTTAAATATAAGTCCTGGTAACATGAAGTTAGGATATTTTTATCATCTTCATTATAAAGATGATTCTAATTGGATTAAATATTCTCCTGTATTTATTATTGATTTTAAAAAGTTTGATAACTTGATTATTATATATGGGGTTAATTTTAATTTTATTCCAATTGGAATAAGAGTATCTATTTTTGATAAATTTTTTATAGATAAAAACTTTGATAATAATATAGGATTGAACGTTGATTATGAAGGATGTTATAATGAATTATCAAAATATGGATATGAATGGGCTATTGTAGAATATAATATGGCTCAAATAGTTTTAGTTCATGAAATTAATATGAATTTAATTCCTAGATTTTTATATTCAGGACATCCAATAAATAAATATGATCCAAAAAAATTATATGAAATTTGGAAAATTAAATTAGAAACACGAGATAAAAGACATGCTGAATTATCTAAATTATTAGTTAAAGATATGTTTGATATATCATCAGATATTGATAAAAATTTTACAGAGTTAAAAGACCATATTAATAGAATACAAAAAAGTTATAGCAAGTATGGAAAATAAAAATATTTATACAATGAAATTCAAAGAATTTATTTTTGAAGCAACTAAAACAGACATAAAAACTCTTAAAAAGAGTATGCCTTTACAAAAAGTTAAACACTCAAAAAGAGTTGCTAACTTAATTAAGTTATTAACTGTTTCTCAAGATGTACATAATGCGGCCTTATATCATGACTTTTTAGAAAGAGGTGGATCTATTTATGTACTAAAAAATATGATTAGTTCATATTCGATTAAATTAGTTGAGTTTTTGACATATTATGATAATGATGTAAATTTATCAAAAAATAAATCTTTAGATATTCTAAAAGAAAGATTTAAAGATATAGATACTAAAACAAAAAATGATATTATAGAAATTAAAATTTGTGACCGCATAGATAATTTATTAAGAAAAAAAGAATTAAATAAATTAAGTAATAAATATTTAATAAAAAGTCAAGAGTTATTTGATTTTTTAATATCATCTTATGACGGTAATAAAAATAAATTATTAAACTTCACACAGCCCTACTTTTCTGAAATACTAGAAAAGGCATAATATTTAATATATATTCAATAAAAAAAATATATATTTATGCCAGGATCATATAATCCAATAAATAGCAATACAAACCCAAATATTATACCTTCTGCTGTTGAAAATAAAGGTATATTTAATCGTCTTCTTAGATCCCTTTCAGGGTTAGGTCTAAAATATGAAGATATGATACTTAGAAATTCTATCGGTGTCGGTATGAATGAAGACCCTCTTGCTCAAAGAGCGGATTCTATGTATGCTTTCTTTTCTCAAAGAGCAGTCGCTCAAGTTTTAAACAAAAAATCAATTCCTTATTTAGATAAAGCGTATTCAGATAAAAGAAGAATATTAAGAGAATATTCTATTAAGGATGAAATACGTGAATTTGTATCTGTGTTAGCCGATGAAATTATTGTGTATGATGAAGATAAAGATTTCTGTTCTCCAAGTCCTTTAAATAATAGTTATTCACAAGATATACGAGATAAATATCAAGAATTTTTTGAAAAAATATACAGTCGTTTTGGTTTTTCTGATGGTATTACTGCTTGGAATATGACTAAAGATTTTTTAATTGATGGTTATGCCGCAGTTGAAATTATATGGGATGATACAAAAAAGAATATTATTAGTTTTAATAGAATGAGACCTGAAACTCTTGTTCCAGCTTATGAACCAAGTATAGGAAATATTTGGATACAATATCCAGAAGATCCTGCTTTAAGAAGAATTTTCTTAGATTCGCAAATAGTATTTATATCATATTCTACTCAACATGATTATTCCGAAACTTCTTATGTAGAAGGACTTATTAAACCATATAATCAATTAAAGATTATGGAACAAACAAGAATTATGTTTAACGTAGTTAATGCGATGGTTTATCAAAAGTTTACAATACCTATTAAAGGTTTACCAAAACAAAGAGCTGAGGAACAAATTGCACAATTAATAGCTGATTATTCTGAAGATGTAGAATTTGATGATTCATTAGGTACATTAACTATTAGTGGTAGTAAACACTTACCATATAATAAACAAATATGGTTTCCAGAAGGTGATCAAGGTACACCAAATATGGAATTGATTTCTCCACAAGGACATAATCTTAATGAAGATAATATGTTAAATTGGTTTATGAATTGTTTGAAAAGAGCAAGTAAGATACCTTTCCAAAGATTTGAAAAAGAAAATGGTGGGGGTCAGTTAGTGACTGCTGCAAATGAAATGACAAGAGATGAAATAACCTTTGGTAATTTTATTAGCCGTTTACGTTCAATTATTAAAGAACTAATTGTTAAACCAATTAAACTTCAAATGTGTATGGAATTTCCTGAATTAAGACATGATGAAGTATTTCTTAACCAAGTTGATGTTATTTTCAATACAAATCAGATTTTTGAAGAATGGAAAAAATTAGCAAATATGGAATCTAGAGCTACCATAATGACTACTTTATTAGGAATTATGAATGGTGAACAACCTTATTTCCATGTTGATTTCCTTGTTGATAAAATTATGAAATTAACTCCCGAAGAAATTGAAGAAAATAAGGCTTATTGGATTAAATCAAAAGGGGTTGGATCATCAACTGCTGCTGGAGGTGGAATGCCAGAAGGTGGAGGCGGTGGTGGAGAAGCAGGACCTTCTCCTGAAGCTCCTGTTCCTGAAGCGGGTGGTGAAACTCCTCCTGAAGGTGGTGAAGCTGCTTCGGAACCTGAAGCTGGTGGTGAAAATCCTCCTGCACCTGAAGCTGGTGGTGAAGCTGGCGGTGGTGAGTTTGAATTTTAATATAACTAAAAAATCCTCTTTAAGAGGATTTTTTTATTTTAATATATAATGTATGGTAAATAGGTTTTTTGAATTAAATGAAAATAAATTATTCTATAAAAGTATAGAAGACTTTCTAAATTGGTTAGAAAAAATATCAAATAATAATTTTTTATTTTTAGATACTGAAACTACAGGGTTATTTCAATCTGATCCTTATGATATACAACTTACACAAATCAGTGCTGTTTCATGCACATATGATTTTAATTTGAATAAATTCAAGGAAAATGATTCATTTAATAAAAAAATTAAATTAACAGATAAAACTAAAGATATAATCAAAAATAATTCAAACTCTAGGATTAAACAAGTATTAAGATTTAACCATTATGGACAAAATAAAAATAAATATGAAGATGAAAATTTAGTATTAAATGATTTTTTGAATTGGTCTAATCAATATAAAAATTCAATTTTTGTAATACAAAATGCAAAATTTGATATGAGGATGTTAAATATTAGAAGTGGAATAAAAACATTTAATAATGATGTTTTAGATACTAAAGATTTAATACAATTATATTATATACCTTGTATTCAAAAATTATCAGAAGAGAATTTAGAATATTTAGAATTAATAAATAAAATTGGTACTTCTATTAGAGATAATGGACTTATATCTTCAAGTTTATCTAAAATTGGTCCTGCTTTAAATATAAATATGTCTAATTATCATGATGCTTTAAGTGATTGTAGAATCACAATTACTTTATTAGAAAAAATTGTTGATTTTTTAAAATCTAATAAAAATATAGATATAAGAAAATATCAACTTGAAAGAATACAAGTTAGTTTTTAAACTTTATTTTATTTCGTATTTCTTTATTTTGAATAGGGTAATCTACTCCATGACTTAATTGTAAAGATTTTTTTCTTTTATCTTCACTACATTTTCTACAAAAATATTCTCCCCATTTATTTCCATATTTAATATAATTTTTAAATAAAATATCTTTAATAATTCCACACTTATCACATTTACAACTTATTTTGTAATGACTACCAGGACTAAGTAATTCAATTGGAATTGATAATAATTCTCCTCTATTAACCTCATAACCTAAATTATGTAAATAACCTATATTTGTGTTATTTACTTTTATTTCTATTTCTCTGCTAATAATCATTTATATCTAGTCTAATTATTTTTTTATTTTCATAAGTATGATAGACACATTCTAAATGAAATTTTATTCCAGCATTAATTAAATCTAATAATGCTATACCCCAATAAGTAGTTAATATTTTTATTTCTGCGAAATATTCCCCATTTATTTTTTCTATGTTTTTAACATAATGTGAAACATTACTTAAAGATGTATCTTTATCATATCTTTTATCAAAAAATTGACCATATATTATACTATTATCAGTAAAATCCCAGTAGCTTAATGCTTCATCATCTTTATCATTAATTTCTAAAATCTCATTTAATACTTTTTGTCTTTTATGGTACTTATTTTCAAAACCTTTTAAATAATTTAAAAAAACTTTCTCATCACCAAAATTAATTTTATACATAGATAATATATATTAAAAAAATTTTAAGTTTTAAGTTTTTCTATAAAAAATCCAGGTCATAAAAATAATTGATTTTTTTAGAAAAAAGGAGGTATTATTTTTTTATATATAATACTACAAAATAACTTAAAAATTAATGAAGCCAGTATTAATCATTGAAAATAATACAAATCCTTTAAAAATGAACGAAGGTGTAGATGCTAGAAAAGATTATCTTTTAGGAGGTACTTTTACTGAGTTTATGGTTAAAAATAGGAATGAAAGAGTATATACTCCTGAAAGATTCTTGCCTTGTTTAGAAGAACTTAATAGCAGGATTTCTACTATGGGAGTAGTTTATGGTGAGTTTGACCACCCCGACGTCTTTGACACTTCACTATCCCGTGCATCCCATTTAATCAAAACCGCATATTATGTTAAAGAAAAAAATGTAGTTGAAGGACAAATTAAATTATTAAATACCTATTGGGGAAAAGAAGCTAAGGCTTTAGTTGATGATGGTTGCCCTATATTTGTATCTTCAAGAGCTGCTGGTATTACAGAAGCTGATGGTACAGTATCACTAAAAAAATTATTTACTTATGATATAGTTGCAGATCCGGGATTTGCTTCTGCGAGAATGTCTTCTATAAATGAGTCTTTAAATTATTCAAATGATGCTAACTTCAGAATATATGAAGTATCAAATGAATCAAAAATAAATGAATTATTTAACATGAACAAAAATGAATTCGTAACGAAAGATCAATTGTCAGACTATTCGAAATATATAGTTAATGAAATTGCTGCAACTAAAAAAGAAGTTAAAAGTGCTCTTAAATCTGGTAATTTAGAACCAGTTAAATTAGAAAAACTTTTAAACTACTATGAAGAATTAAATAAAACTAATTCTCAAGTTGTTAAATACTTAGATTATTTAGCAGAAAAAATTCAAGTTGTTGTTTCTGAGAACAAATCTCTTAAAGATACAACTGATAGATTAATCGAACATAACGATTATTTAGTTGAAAACTTAAACAAATCAATTAAATATTCTGAATATGTTGCTGAAAACTTAGACAAAAATATCGCTTATGCAGAATATATTGCTGAAAACTTAGATAAGAACATTTCTTATTCTGAATACATCGCTGAAAATTTAGATAGAAACATTTCTTACTCTGAATATATCGCTGAAAACTTAGACAAAAACATTTCTTATTCTGAATATATTGCTGAGAATGTTGATAAGAATATTTCTTATGCAGAATACTTAGCTGAAAACTTAGATAGAAATATTTCTTATGCTGAATATTTAGCTGAAAACTTAGATGGTAATATTGCTTATTCTGAGTATATCGCTGAAAACTTAGAAGGTAATATTAAATATTCTGAATATATAGCAGAACACCTTGATGATAACATTTCTTATTCTCAATACATTGCTGAAAACTTAGATAAAGCTGTATCTTATACAGGTTTAATTTCTGAAAAAGTTAATGGTACTAAATTATTTGAAAGTAATGAATCAAATCTTATTCCTACTTTAGAAGAATATGGTTTTGGTGAAAATGATGTTGATAATAAATCAGATAACTATTTAGAAGGTGGTGAGGATGAACTTCATGGTGAAGATGGTGTTGAAAAAGCGGGTGAAGCTGATGAAGCAACTCCAGTTTCTTTAGATTATACTGAATTAACAGAAGTTGAATTACCAGAAGAACAAAAAGTTGATACTGCGGTTCCAAATGAAGCAGATTTCAAAGATGAATTATTAGGTAAAGAAGTAAAATTAGAAGGTTTACCAGATGTATCTAAAGCAGACGAAGACTACTTAGAAAATAAAAATACAGATTCAGATTTAAGTAAAAAAATAGATTTATTAATCGAAGAAGCTAGAAAACGTAAAGTTTCTGAAACAAACGATCTACATTTCTTAAAATTTTTAAACAAGTCTCAAGTTGATAGCTATTATAGCTTAACAAACGAAGAGCAAGAACAAGTAAAACTTTACATAAACGAAAAGAGTTATTTCACAAGTTCAGAAGTTATAAAATTAATACAAGAAGCACTTTCTATTAAAAATGAATCATTAGAAGAAAGACTAATCAGATTGATGCCAGAAAATATAAAATCAATTTGGGAAGTAACAAATGAAAGTTCTAAAAAATCAATTCTTTCACAAGCTAAACTATATCCTGAATTGGATTCAGAAGCTAAAATTGAACATTTTTGGTTAACTAGAAACTTAAAAAAGAATGAATCAACTAAAAAAATGATTTCTCATGACAGTTTAATACAAGAAGATAAACTATCTGATTCAGATTTCAAATCAATCTTAGAAAGATTCAAAAACATTTAAAAAAACAAACAAATCTATAAAAATAGCAAAAAGAGACTTTTAGCATTTAATATATAGATTAATAAAAAAAATTAAAAAATATGTCACAAGTTAGAATTGACTTACAAAAAGCTCTTAACAAATGGACTCCAATTTTAGAAAACATTGGTGTTAACAAAGAGGACAGAGAAAAATATTCATGGATGGCAGAATATGCTGAATACCATGCAATAAACGAAAACGCTTACCTTAACGCTTCTGTAGGTGGTTTAGGTGCTGTTTTAGCTCCACAAGTTGGTACTTACCCAGGTACAACAATTGGTGCAAACTATGGTTCATCAAACATAGGTTCAGGTGATTTAGGACAAAACCTATTACCAGTAGCTATGAAAATTGCTGCACAAACAATTGGTCTTGATTTAGTAGCTGTAAAGCCAACTCCAGGTCCAAAGATTGATTTAGTTTATGTTGATTTTCAATATGACGATTTAAATCTTTCAAACTT